TTATAGAAGGCTTCAAATAAGCAAGTGTAATTGGACTTCTGATAGGTTATTTAGTTTCAATGGTCGGTATGTGTCTGACTGCTATATATAAAAGACTCACCTCTGATCAGTCTTACTAAGCTTTCATTAAAAGATAATTACCATGTAGCAGATAACTTTACAATCAATGCCAACAGCCTCCAAATGTTGTGTAAAACGGGTTGTATATCACATGTGAAACCAGAGTCCAAGCCGTGCAATTTCCAAACCCAACTTATGTATCTTCCACTAAAGGAATTAATGTCGTTGGATCTATATAGACAGTCGCACAAGCTATGAGACAAAAGGAGATTCCTGCTCTAAGTATTGATGAATCAGTGTCCCACTTATACCAAGAACAAATTCGAGAAGCTCAAACTTTTGTTATGACCAACGGACTAGGAAGAAACGCTGTAGTTGACTTAGGGTCTAGAAAAAATACATCTTTTGAAGGTCCTGTTCTTTTAGTATCCAACCGTTATTCAGAAGATTTTGTATCATCCAATAATTAATCCCAAGGAGTGTATTGCTCTTATAAGCCTTAATAAATTGAACTATTTCTCGCAACAAACAGGAATTGGTTTTAAACTCATAATCCAACAACTTTACTTGCCAGAGATTCTATCCACGATCCATTCAGCTTATAATTCGCTTTGTCTCTATTCAAACATAAGAGAAGCACCTTCAAAAGTTTCCAATGGGCCTTTCGTATGCCTTAGTTGTCCCTCGATAGAAAGAAGTCTACTCAATGCGAGAAGGATGCTATGAAATCAGCCCACTCTAAATTCCAGGATGGACATTCTTCAGAATGAGAATAAAATCATAAAGAGACTACACATAATGTATACCTTGCCATTCCTAATTAGAAAGAATAGCTCGACGAAAGAATTTGCAACTTGTTATAAAAGTTATATATATATCAAATAACCTTGCTGCTTGCGTGGCACAATTCTTCCATTCAGACAACTCACCATTCCAATATACATAAACGACTATCAACCAAATAGGTAATTTCCAATATGATTAAGACGGACATGCATCAGTCCGACTGGATGCTGGATAACGTCAAATATATGATAGATCGGCCCCATGCGGGCAAGTTAGAATGTTGAAAGGTAATGGAGACTTCGACGAAGTCAAACAATGTAGTCCCAGAGTCATATCATTAAAACAAAAGAGATGGTTTGGAAGTAGGGTGATGGATTTTTTCAGGAGTAGATAGACTGAGAGCTTTGAAAAGAGAGATTTCTTTGATTCATTAAGAAGTACCTATCTAGGAAAGCTGCTAGTGAAAGTGAAATCATATTTTGGATATGTACCAACATATTTATCTCAACATGAAGTATCACTCGAAAACTGTGGCCTGAAATATGCCTTGATACATAGTGACTATACAAAAGATGGAGAATTTAGAGCTTACGCTTATGGTCCTAAACAAATCGAATTTTTCCCCACAGACTACCATATTAATAATGCTGGAGTTCTTCACGCAGCGTTCAAAGGAGAATAACAAGCCATCATAAATACAGGTGTGAATGGACTTGTTAATGGTTACACAAGAAAACTTTATGAGTAAATACAGCGATCATATGAAGTTATGAATTATCAGATATAACCTTTCTAACTCGTACATCGTGATAAAGAATATCCATATCTTTCTGGAGGAGGAGAATTTATGCCTAAAAGTATGCACATATCTTTACAACAGTACAACTAAATGATATAAAAAGGTTGGAACCGATCAATTTTACCTGAG